GTATCAAATACACTACAGCCTAACTTTCTAAAAGCATCAACAATCTCTCTATGATTTTTGTCGGTTTTTTTAGCTCTCATTTAATAATTTTTCTACTTTTTCAAGAAGCTCATATTGCGATATTCCCCAATAGCGTTGAAATCCTTTATTCCCAAGTAAATGAACCGAGGAATCACCAAGTCTGTGATGGTAGGCACATAATGGGATTGTTGGTGCGTTTTTTCTAAGCCCTCCCCCAATTCGTATGTGGTGAATTTCCGTTGGACTGTCTTCAATTTCTCTGATGCCGTTCTGTCGACATAATATGCATCCAAGTCGTGCAAGTTTTTCATAATGTTCTTTTTCTTGTTTATTTGCCATTATTAGCCCAATCGTACCAAAATGTATAGTAATCCTTAAATTCTTGTGTGCTTGTGCCAATTAATACATTTTTACCCATGGGTTGTAAATAATAAAACTTTTCTATATTCATGCCATTGTCAGTATCTCCAATAATGATAATAACTACAAAATTAGGTGTTTTTGCCAATGCTTTTAATAAAAGTTCTTGACCTTTACTAATGCGTTCATATGGTCGCTTCCACTCCATGATTAAAAACTTACCATTGCGTTCAGCTATGCCATCTACATTACTTGGCAAAAACTTAGGATTACTAGGCATTAACCCTAATAAATCTTCATAATCAGTATGTGTAGCTTGTGGATTACGCATCAACATTATTTTTCATTCGCTAAATTTTGTGCATATTCTTCTAGTTTTGAAACTATTTCATTTAAATCTATGGATATTTCATAAGCTCTAACAAATTCTTTTTGATTCATAGCCTCGTAATATTGATTAGTCAATTTTTTTAAATTTAAAAATGGTACAGCATAGTTATCGTTCATTTCTTACTCCTTGCTATCCTACAATCAGCCTTTTCCTGTGGTGTGAAGTCAGGACTAATCTCAGCCAACTCACAACTCTTTGTACCCCAATGCGTTCTTGTTTCTTTACGAGCAAGTTCAGTCATAAAGATTAAGTAAAAACAAATAATTAATGTACTTACATAAATTACAACCATCATCTTATCTTTCATAATGTTGCCCTATCTATTTGTCGGTTAGATGCTTCTTGGCTTCTCCATATGTCTATTTTCATTTGTGCAGCTATTAATTGCCATCGTAACTTTTCCTCAACTTCTACAGCTTCTTTGAGTCCTAAAAGTAAATCTTGATACTCTTGATTGGCATATGCATCACGTTCTTGTGCTGCCATTGTTTCAACACCTTTAATCTGAGCTTGTTGCATCAATAATGCTTTTTTTGACTTTCTAAATTCTTCAATGTATATACGTTCAGATTTAGCTTTAGCGTATATTTTTGCGTTTTTAAGTAAAAACTCAACTACTTTATTTGGATTTTCCATTAATTTCCCCATTGTTGAGACATTGCATCAGCTATACCTTGAAATGTTTTAGCTCTATTTTTTTGTCTATCTTTGCCGCCTTTATTAAACCAATTACCAGGAACTTTGGTGCTTTCAGTTTTTTCTACATACATAGTTGCCATTAAAGGTGGTAAATTTTTAAGCCATAAACACGTTTTTTTAGAAAATTCATGCCCATATTCATATGGTTGTATTACTTGATTGTATTTAGGCAATTCATAAACTTTAGATGGAATTGGGTTTTCAATACATATCATTGGAATATTTGCGTTATAAATTGTCATAAAAAATTGTTTGGCTATTAATCCTTTATTTAATCTTTCTTGATTTAATTCACCTTTAGGATATAAATGTCTAGCACCAGCATTTGATAAATAAGTACATGGTGGATGAGCAATCATTAAATCCCAGCCATTTGTATATTTCAATACATCTAATAAATCATCTTGTATATGCGGTCCAGGAATATCTGTAGGTAAAATATCGCATGAAACAGCTTTATGACCAGCTTTAATAAAAGCATCTCTTACAGTTCCACTAAATTCGCAAGCAATAAGAACTCGCATTAATTCTCCAAATATTTAATAATTGGTTGTTGAAAACTCTCTGTAAATTGCTGACTTTGTCTGTCAAACCAAAGTCCTAAAGTACCTTCCCAATCACCATTTCTTTGCTTAGCAGTAATCAAAAAAGTATCAGGCTGCGTGTTATCAGCAATTCTGTTTGTTTCTGTATCTTTTTCTTTAGGTCTATTTCTTGCAATTAAAATGACGTTATCAGCCAAATCTGTAATAACTCCTGAACCTTTAATATCTTTTTTTTCAGCAATTCGATTACTTTCACCACCTTTACGGATATGGTGAACTAAATGAATGTGCATCTTTGTTTCTTTAGCTACATCACATAAAGCATCAACCAAATCTTTCTGACCGTTAAAATCATCCTCACCACGCACTAGCTTCATAAGTGAATCTAAAATAATGTGGTCGCACTTTAAATGCTGTTTTGCATATCTACAAATTGCAATAGCTTGCCATGCATCAATACGACCTTGATGGTCAAAAAGAAATGCTCTGTCTCTTTGCCATGCCATAAATTGCTCAATATGCTCATTAGAAACATTTAAAGAGCCTGTGGCTTGTCTAACCATCCTAGATAATGTCTTTGTAGGTGTCATCTCTAAAGAAGCTGTTAAAACTGTTTTATGAGCTTTTAGAAGTGATAATTTTAATTGTCCAAGTATTAATGACTTACCTGAACCATTTTCACCTGCCCAAATTGTTAATTCTGAGTGTCTAAATCCTACAAGTTGCTCAAGTTTTGACCATGGTAACTTATCACCTTCAATGCCTAAATGTCTATTTTTAAAATAATATTTAATTTCATCTTCATAAGTAGACTTTTCTTTAATTTGATACATGATGTCGTGGTATTCACGATATTGATTTAAATCAATGTTGACTAGCATATATTTCATCCTGTGAGTCTTGAGCCACTAATAATCTAGGCTTTATGTTTGTTAAGTGAACGTACCAAGCAAAAAACTGTTCATCAGTACATTGCCCATGTATTAAATGAACAATTTGGTTTGTCAAAAATGCTAAATCAATACCTCTAGGCAAATCTTTTTCTGTGTAGATGCTAGGCATTTCACAAAAACTGTCTTTAGAATCAAACCATTCAGGCTTAGTACCAACAATTACAAATACGCTGCTTAAAAAGTTATTGTGATGCCAATACTTAAACGATTCATTTTGTCCAATCATAAAAAATTCACTTTTTGCGTAGGTTGTTCTTCTTTAATCCAAGATGCATCAAATGACCTCCATCCTTTAAACATAATTGTTTCAATTACAGTGTTCATTGGCATGTTAGCTAAATTGGCTTCTTTAGTTAATCTTTTTAATACTGTTTCTGTAACAGGTGCTTTTAATTTCTTACGATAATTTACAAATTCATTCCATAAAGAATCACTTACACCTTCAGGTGTGGTTATATGGTTAGTGGTTAGTGGTTTATGGTTAGTGGTTAGGGTTATTTGTGGGTTATTTTCAGAAACCATATCGGTTATTTCTGGGTTTTGTAAGCTATTGATTTTCCTAGGCCTTCCTCCTAATTTTCCAACTTCTCTATTTATTTCAGATTTTGAGTGATATTTCAATATTTCATCATCACATCTTTTATGATGCCATCCATCATCTTCCAAAACAAAAAACTCTTGTAAAACTTGATTAACAATTAAAGCGTTTTTAATAAGTCTTAACCGTCTAATAACCGATTGGGTTTCTTTTGGGATTGGCAATTCAGTATCATAGTAAAAATTAATTAATTTAAAATAAACAGCTTCTTCAATAAGAGCCAAATGACTTGTTGCTAAATGCCAATCTGCAATATTAAATTTGTAATAATGCATATCAATCCTTTTTAAATACATCAGGTCTAAGCATTTCTCTGGTAACACGATATTCTGAAAGGTCCTCAATCTGTTTAATATATTTAAACGGTATATGAGTTTGACCCCACAAAACAACAGTGTTAGGTCTGATACCCAACAATTCTGCTAATTTTCGCAGCGAGCCAAATTCTATCTTTAATAAATCCATTGGTTTCATATAATTCCTTTCTTTGTTGAAATATACTCTACTTATTGAATGTTAGCAAACATTTTTTATATAGGTACAAACACCTAAAGAAATATTTGATAATGTTATAAAAAAGTGTTGATTTGTTATGATTTATGCTTTAATATTCTTGTATGCAGTAAATTTATTAATCAATTGTAGAAAGAGAAATTATGAAAACATTTATAGAAGCATTTATCTTAGCAAACCTTATGTTTGTAATTCCATTGATTGTTTGGGTTATCAGAACAGGAGGTCTGTAATGAGTTACGATTCTTGGCTTACAGACGATGGTTCTTATGATGCTACCGACATTATCGAAGCTCGTGTTAAAGAACTAACTTCCTATGATGGTGAATTTACACATCGTACCTTTAAAAACTTTTATGAGGCTTTAGGCTCGGCAACAATTGATGAGGCTAATACGATTGCTGAATATATGGCTGACCCATTGGCTGACCTAAGCAAATTTGGTTTATTTATTAAATGCTTGGTTATAGAAAAAATGGAAGATTGGGCAAAGTCTCAAGCTGAATACGAAGAAGATAACGGATTAATAGGAAAAGACTAATGAAAACATTTAACGAATTAAGACTTATAAACGTCAATGAGCATACGGAAAAGAAAGGTAAGTTTACATACTTATCTTGGACTTGGGCTGTAGATACTTTATTACAAAACGACCCTACAGCTACATGGTCTTATGACAACCCAATGGCTTTTAATGATACCTTGATGGTGTTCTGTACTGTAACGGCTATGGGTAAATCTATGACCTGTCAAATGCCTGTTCTCAATAATATGAACAAAGCTATCCCTAATCCAAACGCAATGGATGTGAATACGGCAATGATGCGATGCCTGGTTAAGTGTATCAGTCTTTTTGGAATTGGTCTGTATATATACGCTGGTGATGACTTGCCAGATGAAGAACCTGTAGACCTTTCAGAAGCAGCTATAGATTGGTGTGATGCTATTGCTGAAGCTAGTACATTAGATGAATTAAAAGATGTTTTTTCTAAAGCATATAGCGATTTAAAAGCTGATAAAAATGCCGTAGAAAAGATTGCTAAATTTAAAGATTTAAGAAAGGCACAATTATCATGACTGAAATAGAACAAAGGTCAGAGGCTTGGTTTCGTGCAAGGCTTGGCAAAGTTACAGCTAGTTCTGTAGCTGATGTATTAGCTAAGACCAAAACAGGTGTATCAACTAGTCGAGGCAATTACCTTATTAAATTAGCGATTCAACGAGTAACAGGTCAAATTGAAGAATCTTATACCAATGATGCAATGCAATGGGGTATTGATAACGAAGACCAAGCTAGAGTCGCTTATGAGGTTGCATCAGGTAATTTTGTTGACCAAGTAGGATTTGTAGACCATTCTAATATTGATTGGTTTGGTTGTAGTCCTGATGGTTTGATTAACAATGATGGTTTAGTTGAAATTAAATGCCCTAATTCAGCAACTCATTGGGAATACTTTAAAACTAAAGAAGTGCCTAAAAAGTATTTTATTCAAATGCAAGCACAAATGACTTGTACAAATACTGAATGGTGCGACTTTGTTAGTTTTGACCCAAGAATGCCTGAAAGAAGTCAACTATTAATTGTTCGAGTTCCAAGAGACAATACATTTATCAGCATTATGGAAAGTGAAATTAAAGAGTTTTTAAACGAAGTAGAAATTGAAGTTCAATTGATGAAAGGTGTTTGATATGGGAATTAAATATTATGTAAAAGCAGCGACTTCTGAGTACACAGATAAAGAAGGTAAAAGTAAAAAGAAATATCAGTCTATAGGAGTCGTTATAGAGACTAAGAATGGCTTAATGCTTAAACTTGAGACTATCCCATTACTATCTATGAAAGAAGGCTCTCTGATGGCTTATTTAAACGATATGGAAGAAGCTAAACCTAATACTGAGTTTCCTAAAACTTTAGCTGACATTGATGAAAATATTCCTTTTTAATCATGTATTACTTCATAGTAATTACGTTGCTAATTATTATTATTCTTAAAATGTAAGGAGAACAAATGTCAAGTTCACGAATATTAGATTCTAAAAACTTTAGATGGATACCTAGCGTTCAAACTGATATTGTCAAAACATGGCAAAAGTTTGGCTTTATGAAGCCTTCAGAATCACCTTGGTTTGTTGAAAAATGGAAAGGTGTTAAATACGGCAACAAAATTTAACACATCAATAATTACTTTTGTGGATGTGCTTTAGTCATAGGGAGCTTTTCATGTTGTTTAAGCTCTCTTTTGACTTCTACTATGCCATGACGTAATTGCATCACTTGTTTATTTTCGTTTTTTTGCTCGGACTTTGATTCTATTTTCATGTTTTTAGTATTCATATTAACCTATCATTTTTGATGCAACAGTTTGAACATCTGCAACTCGTTGTAACCAACCTTTACCATAGACGTTAAAGTTACCTAATCCTTTGTAAAAGGTAGTTTTAGCGTCGCTAAATTTTTGCATGAGTTCTTTAGCATCTGCCTTTTGAATAGCAGCCATAGTCATTGGACCAAATGCACCATCAGCAGTTACACCCAATGCACGTTGAATCATTTTTCTTGACGCACCTGGACCTGCATTGATAGCGAAGTCAAACGCTGCGTAGTCTAAGCCTGTGGGTAAATCATCGCCATGAACAGCATCCCAATAGTTTTTCTTGTAAAGTGGCTTAACATCTTCTTTAGTCAACTTTTTCATGTCATCCCAAGTTACTTGATGACCAACGTATGCTTCCCAATTAGCTTGTGTACATCCTAGCATTGTAGAACCAGCTCTACCATCAGGTAAGCTATTGCCTTTATCTCTTGAGTCAGAAGTAAAGCCACCTTCGTGAGCCAATACCATGTCGCATGATTTATTCCAGTTTTCAATCATTTTTTGCCTTTCATTTCCATAATTTTCTCAAGAGTCCTACCACCAAAATAGAATGACATAATAAGCATACCCCACTGCCCAAGCAACTCAACGTAATTGTTATTAACCTCAATATCCCACGCTGACATCATGGCAAATACGGTATAAGTAAACAAAATAAAAACTAGCGTCATTGGGCGAATGTTCTTAGATAACCATGAATCAGACATCATATCTGCCTGTTGACGTTTGGTGACTTCTTGTTGCTCGTTCATGTCAGCTTGTAGTTGAGCTAACTCACCGTTCTGTTGCATCTCTAAGAGTTTAATTTGAGCTTCTTGCTTGGCTTGTGGGTCAGGAACAAATTTATCAACAAGTTTAAGTCCTACAGCAAGAATGTCATCTATTCCAAACATGATTTATTCCTTTTAAAATAAAGTAATGCTAAGTCAAAAATAATAATAGATGCACCAATATCTTTAGTTATCCATAATGGAAAAAACGTGTCTATAGGATAAGAACCGTTTTCAAAATAATATAGTGAACGCATAATCTGAACCATGAGTCCTGTAGTCATCACAAAGATACCAATTTTAGATAAAATACGCATCCCTGTAAAAAATCCACTAAATGCTAAATACGCTACCGTTAATATAGCAATTAATTCAAGAACCAAAACGGATAATAACCAATCAGTTAATGTCATTTTCTAGGTCTACGTTTAATTTCGTTAGCGATTTCTTTGATGTCCATATGCTCACGTTTGACCATATAGTTAGATACCCAATTAATAATAGCCACGCTACATAAACCAAGCACCCAAGCCAAACCAATAAGCATATCTATTTTATCAAGAGTAATACCTAGTTTATCTGCTGCTATGCCTGTGAATGAAAAGCCTGCCATTGCACTAATACCACCAGCTATGAATATAGAAGCAATCTTACCTTTTTCCTGTAGTTTTTCAGGAGTCCAAAACATAGCTAAACTTAAACCACCAAATAAACCACCTATGGCTGGAGCAAGTTTTTCAATTAGGAATCCGTCAGGCATCATTTTTTATTCCAAAGGTCAAACAACGTTTTGACTTTTTCTTCTAGTACGGCAACACGATTATCCATCTTGGCTAAAACAATAACTAACGTAACAAAAGCTACGAGTAAAGGCCATATCTTAGCTAAGATTTCTAATGTGTCCATTATTTGCCTATAAATGTTTTAGCAATATCAAAAAGCATATCTTTACCAAAGAATACAGAAGCAATTACAGCATATAAAAGGTATTCAATACGTTGCATACGTTTAGAACCTTTATCAAAAGAATCTAATATGCCTTCATATCTTTCAGCACAAACAGCTTCGTGTACTGACAATCTTTTATCGTTTTCAGCTATAACTGTTTCCATATCCATAATTACGACTTCATAATATATGCAAGTGCATAATAAGGAGGAAGATTAGCACCAGTTCCACTTGTACCAGTTGTGCTATTAGCTACAGTAATACCTGTTGTTTTTGTAGTTGATTGAATGGCATCATTAGTGCCAGGAAATGGTGCTTGATTTGAATTAGTAGCCAGTAAAGCTGTATTTGTTGAAATACCGTGACTATGCCCAGGGTCGGTAACAGTAGCTGTGTGAGTATGACTAACAACAATTGCATTTGCAGAACCACCTGTTTGTCCTACTGTGTAAGAATTACCTGCACCTAATATAAATGAATTCCGTAAATCAGGAGTTCCATTAGAACCATCACAAATAACATATCCACTAGGAATAGAACCTACTGAACCTGACCATATTAAAATAACCCCTGTAGGCAATGTAGGTGAAGCTGTAGGGATGCTTGTAATGATTCCTGATATGTTGTCATAAGTATTAACTAAAACGCTACTAGCTGTCTGTAATACAAACTTATATGAATAGCCATATAACAACCATAATTCATTAGCAAGTTTTCCATCAGAGCCTAATACAATAGGATTTGCATTAGCAATTGTTCCGTTTACTGTTGTATAAGAAGCTAGTGGTGTCGAACTACCTGCTTGATAAGTATATAACAGACCACCAGCCAATATATTG